GTAACTGAGGATGTTTCAACAGCCTTAACATCAGCACTTATTCTAACTATAGATGACGAGTTAGCATCTACGTCTGCCCTCATCTGTGATATACTCCAAACTATCATTGCAGCTTGTAGTACTAAGGCAAACAACAAACTTGCCGATATATTTTTACCCATTACAAAGCACTCTTCTACCCCCCTAGTCACAGGGGTAGGCTTTCCAGTCTAGCTGAAAATGAGGACCGTCCGGGAACTTCTTCCAATCGCCACCCCAAACAATTTTAATATCTAACTCCTTGGCAGCAGCTTTCATAGCATCACCAATAGGGTAGAACTCGTCCCACTCCCACGACACAGGATAAGGTACAACATCTACTGCATGTCCTGTCAGATGACGAGACTTAAGTGTAGTTGACTTGCCTGTCTTCTTAAGCATACGCTGACGTTCAATGTTACGAACACCCTCAGTTACACTAAAGTCCTTTTCACTAATCTCTAACGCTCTTGTAACAACAGCAACCATGTCAGGATGTACCCCAGACAAGTTCTGCTTACTTCGTAGTCCTAGTTTGTATCCCATTGGTTGCTCCTTAAGATGGTTTAGTGGGCCAAGTGACGTCAGGAAAATCGGCTTGTTGCGGGACGTCCCGTAGAAGTTGTCTATATGTTGCCCATGCAGACTTATCTACAGGAGAGTCATCAACCTGTGTCCAATCTGAAGTACTCAACAGCCTATTACGTTTTGCACGGGCTAAAACCTCTGGTGCAGTAGGTTCAGGTTCTGGATCAATCTCTACAACGGGTATAGTTTCTACAACCCACTCTGTACCACCCCACCTAGCAAGTTGTGTGTCAGTTACTGTTGGTGGTGCGGTCTCTACACAACCCGCTGGGATAAGCCAATTAGTGCCATCCAAAGGGTCTTGGTCTGCTACTGTGTTGCCTACGTAGACACCGTTTAAATCTGTTTGATATACGTTCATATCTGTGTCCCCTTAGTATTTAATGCAAGCCAAAAGTGCTATGTTGCGAGGTCGATTTTCGCTGCTGTTGCTTGTGCCGCCCCTATTGCCCAAAATGGTGGAAAGATTGCCGTACTGGACGTCTGCGGGGCTTCGAACAACTAGCGCACCAGTCCCACCCCCGTATCCTTGGTGAAGCGGGTAATTTGAGGTTATGTGATTGTGCTGCTCCATCTGATCTGCCTGCGCCGAACCAAATGCCCGACTTCCATCAACGCCACGGCTGTCATCCCAGCCACGCATGAACTCACCACGCAGGTCAGGGACATTAAAAGTGGAAGAACCATCACCCACACCGAATGTAGTGCCTATCGCCGCAAATAAATCAGAGTAGGTTGTCCTTGATACAGCCGCACCGTTAGCTTTGATGAAGTCTGTGGGGGGTGTGTTAGCTGCATGATATATAACTGTACCTGTAGGAACACCAGCGGGTACTGCAGGGGCCGCCCAAGCTATGTCTGTTCCGTCACTCGTAAGAACTGTAGCAGCGGCACCCTTAGCTAGTCTTGATGTAACGCCAGAAGCATTACCATAAATAAGAGAGCCTCTCGTAATAGCATCAAGTTGGTTAATCTCTGTACCTGATGCAGTAATAGTAGTAGCACCAAGAGTTAACCCTTGCGTGGTAATGGACAACACATTGTTGTTACCCTGATCTAATATGCAGATAGGCACCCAAGCGTTATTAGCCTCATTACGCAACTTAAGGGTATTAGTGTCAGTTTCATACCACCACTGATTGGCGTATGTAGTAGTGGGTTCTGCATCACCAGAAGAGTTAGAAGCTAGTGCTGCAAGAGCATTATTTAAGTCTGTCCTAGTAGCAGGGAAACTCTGATTAGCAATGTTAAAGTCATGTTGCGACATTACGTTAGTTCCTTTCCGTAGCCCTTAGCTACATAGTCTAGGGTCACTGCATTGGTGCTTGCTGATCCCCCAGTAAAAGTGTTAATAGTAAACCCAGTTCGGGTCTTGCTTGTTATTGTATATCTGTCACCATCAGTTAAGTTAGCTAAGGATAGTCCTATAGCTGGTGTAGCTGCAAAGGCATCATCAAAGGTAACATTAGTTGTTCCTGTAAATGTTATGTCATTACCAGAAGTAGTCCTATCCTGCATATCTATTGTTGCCGACAAAGCACTTACAACAGGGGTAACATTAGTATCTGTTGATGTCATAACTAACCTAAACTCAAAGGCTCTTGCGGATATATCAGATACAGAGAATGCTTGCCAATCAGACCATGTGGGCGTACCTGTAGGATCATCGTCTGTATGCCTTAACTGTAGGGAAACAGATGTGTCCCCAAAGGCTGTAGGGTCTCCATCAAATACACCTGATCTAGCATCGAAGTTACCTGTAGCACTGTCAAATAGGTCTGTCCTATCAAACCTTATACTGGTAAATGAGAAGTTTAAGCGGCTTGTATACTTTTGACCTAAGTCAAGGTCATTGCTAAAGTAGTATATTCCAGAAGATGCGTAACCTGTAAAGTCATCAAATAATCCAGACCTATCATCAAAGTTACCCGTAGCATCATCAAACAGGGGTATTGTAGCTAACTCTAAGCTGTCATCATCATTTATTACCACATTAGATTTAACACCAGCAAAGGATGGGTTCTCTGTTAGTGTGGCTACAACATTAAGGTCTCCAATACCTATAGAGGTAACGACGAATACAGCAGGGTTATCAGACTCATTAGCACCGCTTGTAGTCTCATCTACAGCCTTAATGAAGTATGTACCTACACCAGCACTCTGTATGGCAAGGTTACTACTGCCAACAGGAACTTGTGCTATGTTTTCAGCTTCTGAATAGACTGCACCGCTAGTTAAGTGGGAGTACCTGATGATATAGTGGGCTAAGTCTAAGTCGGTAACTGGTGTCCAAGTTAAGAACAAGTTACTGCCTACTACGTTACCATCAAAGTTAGTTACATCTGCTGGTGGCGCACCTAGTGCTTCTACAAAGTAGTTACTTATAGTGTTGTATGCCCCATGAACACCAAGGGAGTTAGTGGCCCTAGCCCTTATGTCATAGAAGTCATCCTCTACGCCAACAACTTCAACCCTATCTGTACCCACAAAGGCACCCATAGTTGCTATAGCTGTAAAGTTAGTTGCACCTGTCTTTCTGAATTGTACCTCTGCTGTATCCATAATGTTGCTTGTGTTGTTTATATCAAGCAGTAGGACACCAAGGGTCTTACCTTTAACTCTCCTGAGTTCAGTACTGATGTTTATGCCAAGTTCAGGGACTGTGAAAGGAGACAACAAAGTAGTATTATCTCTTTCGTAGACTATACCATCGTCAACCTCATCAAAGACACTAGATGAAATCTCCCTAAGCACCATGTTCACTTGTAAGTCGTACTCGTCCACAGAGGCAAAGTTCCAAGACATAACCTCAAACTCTTTGTTAGTCCAACCAAGTCTAGTGTTAGTTAGGGTTATGTTGTCACCTGTCTGTACTTGGAAAGCCCTAAGACCAAAGGACGCCTCAACAGTAAGCTGCTGCCTATTCCTTTCTAGGACTATCCTAGCTATTCTTCTAGCCTCTATAGAGTTGTCAGTAAAAGTAAGGTCTAGGTCTAGTGAAGATTCTTGACCACCATCAGCAGTAACAAAGGCAGCATTAGTTACAGGTGGGAAGTCTGTTACTTGCCAATTACTTTCGTCACCTCTAAACGTACCATTAACATTGTTGAAGTTGTCCCTACGGGAGTTCCTAGTAGCTAGGCTTATTCCTGACCTAAGATCGTTCTCATCAAAGTTAACTGAAGCAGCAGTCCACGCAGCGGCTTTAACCTTCCATGCACCTTGGTTATACCACAGGGTAGCACCCATAGAAGTTATGGCATCTTGCAAGAAGTCTACAGGTGTAGACCCCGTAGTGAAAGCACCATTCATTGTGTAACGTGTTGTACCAGCATCTGTGTTAGTCTGGTCACAGATATTAGCAGCAGTAGTAAAAGTTGTGTCATCTATGTTGGCAGAGGCTTCTCCCAAGCCATAACCAGTACTCGCAAGATAGTCTCTTATGCACAGTGCAGGATTATCAGACCAAACAGTTGTTGTGGTTCTTGGGTCGTATACTTTCTTACCTTTTATCACAGAAGTAATCTCAGGGACACCATTAGGGAAAGCATCTGCATCGTATGTAAACTTACAGTACAAATAAGCAATACCACGAAGTCTATGGTTCCCTGTCCAACCAGACACAGCACTAACTAAACTACTGTCGGCAGCTTGATCTGCTGTACCTAAGTGTTCTTTGATTGTTACTAGGCCACTGTAACGACTAGGAGAGGTAACATTACCACTACCGTCTATAGTTGCTACTTCATCATTAATGTATATCTGCTCAAAAGACTCTATCTCATGTCCAGCAAAGGCTAACACTCTGTGTAGTCGTATATTGTCTGCACCTGTAGTAGCATCAAACACCCGTACTGGGCCAACTCTCATTTTACCATATATAACTTGATGGTCTAATGCAGCCCCTGTCTGTGTTACGTTATAACCCCTATTACTCTTATTACCCCCACCAAATGTAGGTGCAGTAGGGGTCGGAGCCAAGGACCTCATAATTAGGCTTGTAACAACAGACATAACTACATAACGAAATACTGCCGACTGAATTACAACACCAGCGGCGGCTGTAAAACCCCCTACAGCATAAGCAGCACTTACAACAGCCATTAAGAGTGACCCCCTATGTACTTAGAGTAAAGTTTTTCTGTAGGCGTAAAGCCCAGCCTCTCAAGTATTATGTCAAACGGGCTGTGTACCTTAGTATTCATAACCATAACTGATACCCCATCTTTCTTTAGATACTTTTCTGCAAACTTTATTAACTTAACACCTGTCATACCTTTACGGTAATCTGGATGGAGGTATATTATGTCATTAGAAGCAAACACATGGTCTTTGTAGTGTATGTTGTTGCCAAGCAAGACTACAAGATAACCAACTAGCTTTCCAGAACTTCTGGCGGTAAATATAGTAAGCCTACCTGAATCTTCTAGTAAGTCATAAGCGTCCCAATCTGGGTTTAGCTTAATGCGATCTTTGTTAATGGCTATCTCTTCCCAGTGTCTTTCTATCAAGGGGATACACTCATCCTTAACTTGGCACAGAAACTCTTGCTGAAAACTAACCAACAGACCTCCCCCAGACTATTTCTTTATCTTGTAGGTCTTCTACAAAGTCTAAGCCAAGATCACCAACATATACAGACTTTTGATACGCAGAAGTATATCTAGCAATACGAGGTCTCTCTAGGTCTATTAGCCTATTCTCTACAGTTAACTCAATAGCGGCTTCATCTGCACTTTCAGATATATTCATCTGATCCATGTAACCAGAGAATAACTGTGTTAGCGCAGTTTCATCAGAGGTTATACCAAGGTAGATATTGCACACACGCCCCTGATAAGGCTCTGCAAGGGCTAGAGAAAGTATATCTGTTGTTATACCACTAAAAGTTAGTGTAGCACCCTTAACAGCTAAATCTGAACCCTCTTCTATAGCGGAGATAGCTAGAAGGTTTCCTGTTCCAACCCAAGTATTACCACCGTAGGAAAGGTCTCCTGCGCCTGTCCAGAACCTAAGTTCGTTAGGACTATCAAAGAGTAGTTCTACAGCAAAGAAAGGGTTAATGACATCATCGTCTAGGGCATTAAGTACTACCGAGGGGATAGTTCTACTCATTATACAATTACCTCTACAGCCTCAAAGGAGATACCATAGGTACTAGAGTTACCTATCTGCCAATCCTGTACGTTACTTGTTAGCCTAAAGACACCCTTAGCGTTGTCTACAACTACAGCAGCACTAGAATAGGTAGCTTTAAGATTAGGCCATATATCCACTGATCCTGTAGTAGAAATATCTGCTAAGACCTTGTGTAGCCTAGCTGTAGATGAGGCACCTAGTTGTATGTAGTCACCAGCTTTAAGTGTTCCACCATTACTAAGAGTTAAAGTAACAGAGGAAGCACCAGCAGTACCCGTTGCTACTATGTCACCATCTTCTGCTGTACCTCTAGCGGCTACACAGTTAGGATCACCTAAGAGGAAAGTATTAACTGGCCCCTGTAGCGACAACAAGAAGGCTACCCAAGGCTCACCTAAGTCTCTCCTGACAGGTGGTATGGTAACTGAGGCTTTCCATGCTTGACCTGTGTGTTGTACTATCTGTTGTTTATAAGTAAAGGGAGACTCAGAAGTGGCAACAGCGTTCATAGCACTAAGAGTTATTTGTGCAAAGCCTATATCAGTTGGTGCAGTCTTTAGTGCCATGAGGTTTCCTTACCCAAACGCTTGTTTCATTTGACCACCCCTGCGACGATCATCTAGTATTTGCTTCTTAGTCATGTTAGCGATAGCTGGGGCTTGCTGTGCTATAATCTTCTTAACACTCTCGTCACCATTAGCGGTAAAGTTAAAGTTCTGATGAATAATAACGTCACCAGAGCCACCCTCTGCCTGTACACCTAGCTTACCGTTCTTACCTCTTTTCAAAGGCATGATAGCTTCTGGGCCAGCTTCTCCCATTAGACCTGTACGACCATCATTCATAGGGAAGTAAGTGGGGCCACCTACGACACCACCATCAGCATATGGTACTAAGTTTCCATTGCTAAACACATTGCCGTTAGCACTAGCGGAAGCATTAAAGCCCATAAAGCTATCTATACCACCACTAATCATACCTGTGATCTGTTTTACAACATAAATACGGTACAGTTCTTTAATGATATCGTTAGCCATGTCTCTAAAGGCATCTTTAACGGACTTAGTACCGTCTACCATAGACATTAAGGCATTGCCCATTTCATTAGCTATAGTGTCAGCTACTTCCTTCTGTACCTCTCTCTGTTCTTCAAAGACTTTAGTCCTTCTCTCTTCTTCCGCTACAAGTGCAGATAGAGACCTTAGTTGACTTTCTTTAGCCTTAATGTCAGCGTCTTGGTTCTGGAACTTAAGTTGCATATAGACTTCTTGTTCTCTACGTGCATCACCCTCTAAGCCAAACAAAGCCTTACTTAACTCTATCTGTCTTTCCAGAGCCTTGATTGGGCCTTCCATAGTTGTTGGTTTTGGGCCTTTTGGACCTTCTTTGTCCCTTTCCTTTTGCCCTCTACCAATCTGGTTTTGCCAAGCAAGCATGATGTTGTTAAAGTAGTTTAGTTCTTTAGCCTCGTCTTGGATCATTTGAAGTCTAGCTTCGTGGGCTTCTATACCAGCTTGCAGAAGGGCATCTACATTATCTATCTGTGCCTGAGTCTTTTCGTTATCAGATTTCAAGGCTGCTTTATCTCTTTCCTTTTGCCCTTGACCTATTTGTTTTCCCCAAGACTCCATAATGTTGTGGTTACGTAATAGGTTTCTTATAGACTCTTTTTCAGCATCAGCCTTAGCTTTATCTCTTTCCGCTTGACCCTTGGCTATTTGTTTACCCCAAGAAACCATAATGTTAGCATTGCGGATTAAGGTCTTTTTTTCCTCTTCTAAGGCGTCTGCTTTATCTCTATCTCTTTCCTCTTGATCGTCAGCAAGTTTTTTCCTATAAGCAGTGATTTCACCTTCTAGCCTAAGTTCAGTAATAATACCATCTATACGCTTAAGCATAGCATCGCCACCAGACTTTTCGTACTTCTCACGAAGGGCTAGTATTCGTATTACAGATTCTTCGTCTGTAGTACCTTTTGCAAAGACATTTAGGAACTCTTTTCTTTCTTGTGCAAGAGCATTAGCTGCAGTAAGGAGGCTCGTTGTCTCAGGATAAATTTCCCTTTGTTTTTTTAGTCTTAACTTATCACCCCGTTCGCCTTTCATTACGATTTCGTTATACTGTTTAAACAGTCTGTCTCTTGCAGCAAGTAAGTCTTCTATACTCTCATCCATCTGCGACACTATACCAGAAGTGTCATCCCCACCAAATAGGTCAGCTTTAAACTGGGCCAGAAGACCCGCATTCCTCGTCAATACGTCTCTACCAGCCTGTAGTGCAGACTCTTGTGTTACATCCCTTAGCTTTTTGAGGTAGTTGTCTGCCCCCTCTGAAGCAGCAGCCCATGTACCTACAAGTTGTACCTCTAAGGTATCGTTTATAGAATCAATCTTAGCGTAAGCATTTTCTAATTCGTCTAAAGTGGTAGTGAGATCATCAGCACTACTTTTAGACATCATAAAGGCAGCACCTATGGCTGTAGCTAAGGGAATAATTATACCTAGCCCAGCAGAAAGACCAATAGCCGCACTCATAGTTAAACCTAGTTGCGTAGCTACCATAGGCAGAATACCTACAAGCTGTGTGGCTTGCTGACCAAATGCAACAAAAAGGTTAGTTCCTGACTGTGCCTGTACTAAGAAGTCACCAACTTGATAGCCGACTTGTTGCATAGCCATGCCGCCAGAGTTCATCCTGTTTCTAGTGTTTCCAAGTGCGCCATTAACTTGGTTAAGACTATTTCTGTAGTTTAACAACTCTGTGCCAGCTTGTCTAAGGGTCATGTTACCAGCGGCAACTTCTGCACGAAGTAACTTCTTAAGCCCTAGTCTTTTCTGTTCCGCAGAGTATACAGCATCATAGCTGGACTTAAACCTTCTTAGTTCTGCTGTGTTCCTAGCTACAGCATCAGCCGCTGCTTTCTCTTTCTTAACAGCCTGATCCTTAATACGGTTCATCTGTTCCGCATCTGTTCTAGCTTGCTTGTATAACTTTATTTGTTCAAGACGTATGATGTTTTCTTTAGCAGCCATATCCGACAAGTGGTCAGCGGCTTTAGCAGCTTGGAAGGTAGAACGAGAAAACTCGTTAATGGCGTTTCTTGCCTTTATAGAGCCACCTGAAGCCTTTTGCATTTCTGATGCAATAATGCCTACAGCTTTACTGTACTGGTCTGTAGTTATCCTACCCTTAGCAATAGAAGCAGCTAATGACTTTATTCTGTTCTCTAATACCTTAGCCCTCTTCTCAAGTTTATCTACCTGAGTAGAGTCAGCTAAGACCTTAATTGAGATTACATCATCAGCCATTATTTACCCTCATATAAACTCCGTCAAGCCTCTTAACCGCTTCTACTTCCCAAGCTGTCATAGGCGTGTCAGTTAGTTCTTTCCATGCTTTTATTTGTTCGTATGTTATCGGGTTAGGGCCACTAAAGCCACCAGTTCTTGAGTTGCTTAATGAAATAAAGGCAGACCAGATATGAGCCACAAGAGTTGGGAAGTCGGGTCCATCCAATTCTTTAAGTTCTAATCCTGTCTGCCTTTGTACTTGTTCCAAGTGTTCTCTCTCGGTGGTTCCAGATTCATCACGCTGATTAAGTTTGAAGTTAAATTCAGCAAACTCAACTAGGTCATCAATCAGCCCTTGGTAAAATCCAGTGAGTCAGCTACAGCCTCCTCAATCTGATCCTTGATCCAAAACACTTGTTCGTAAATCTCTTTGGCTGTATCAGCAGAGTACTTAGGCTTCTTACCATCGTATGTGATATTCCAAGACTTAGTTGCCTTGACTAACACTTCTAGGGTAGCCTCTTCAATACTCTCAGCCGTTATATCGACCTTCTTCTTTCCTTGGGCCATCTTAAGCCGTTTGTTAGTTTGATGATGCAGGACACTCTTGTACTCTTTAGAGTGAGGTGCATACATAGTAATGGTCATCTCTGTCTTATCATCGTTAGTCAGAGGTTCCAGTGTTGTAGGGTGTACGATAGTAACGTCCACAGTATCACTGGTCGGTGTTAAGTTCTTTAAGTCCATTGTCAGGTTCCTTGGGTCAGGGTTATGTCGGGTTAGTATATAAAATGGGGAGCATCAGACCCGACACCAATGCCCCCCGCCCTAGCTAGGGATTAGGTATCAGTACGAGTAATCTTCAAGTTAGTAGAAGTGGTCGTATCGAATAGGGATGTGAAACTTAGGCTAATGATACGGCTTGTTGGGCCCTCTACACCTACATCGGCAGAGTTGATTTTAACTCTTGGAAAGAGGAATGTGTAAGCATTAGCAGCAGTTGGGTCGTTGACAGACACTTCAATAGCTGATTCTGTCTCGTTAAGGAAACGATTAATCAGTGCGTCATCGTCAAAGTAGGCTGAGAACGAACCAGTAATTTCTGCACGACCAACCTCAAGTGCTGGGGTCTCATCAGAGCCAACAACAAATGTAGGTGCAAAAGAGTTAGCCACACTAAAGTCAATCTGAGTAATGATTGCAGAGGATGCAAGGCCAGCTACATTGTTACCAATCTTTAAGTCACCTGAGTAGGCATCGAATGGAGAGTTAGTGCTTGCTGCGTCCTGTGTCTTCTCTGTGGCTCCAATAGTCATGCCCTTGCCAACCATACCAAAGGTAGTAGTTACCATCTGGTTAGGAGCAATAGAGATACCCATAGTGGAAACAGTCTGGCCTGTAAACAAACGAGCCTGATCAATGTCAGCAGAGTAGTCCTCAATGGAGAAGTACTTAGGTGTTGTGCCAACTACAAGAGTGTCGTTAGTGCCTGAGTCTACAAAAGTGTTAAGCATGACTGACTCAAGGAATGGGTCGAAGTCACCTTTACGAAGGTCAACTACAATGTCACCAGCAGATTGTTTGTTACCATGACGTTCATGACGAGGCATACGGTCAGCTTGGATATCAGTACCAGCAACCAAGTCTTTAGTTAAGTTAAGACCGTGTGAAGTAAATGGGATGTTCTGGAAGTTACCAACAGGGGTAGTTCCGAATGTGGACTCAGTGACATAGCTTAGGCTAGATCGTGAACCCTGTGCGAAGGTAGGCATGTGTTATTCTCCTAGTAAGCAAGGCTTACGCCTCTAATTAGTTATAAATGTACCAACCGATATTAATCGGGATGTAGTACCAAGGTGTATCTAAGAAGCCTTGTTGTCTTTCGGCATAGTCTATTGATACGTTAAAGTTGTTTAGTGATACGTCTGTGGCAGCTTCAAAGTTCTCTATTACAGTGTTAGCGATACCATCAGCAGTTGCTGGGCCATTACCCTCTGGACAGTACACAGTGACTGAGTAGATGCCACCATAACGCTGAGAAGGGTTTAAGCCTCTTACAGCAGGTACACGTGTGACAGGAATATAGCTAGACTTAATGAAGCTAGTACCAGTTGTAGGGTCGTAGGGTACATTGTCGAAGGCTATTGGAGGTATGCCAGCTATGTTAGCTAACTTGCTTTCCAAAGCGGCTCTAATGTCTGAATGAATACTAGCCAAGGAGAAACCTCACTCTTGCAAATACTTTATAGGCTGGGGTTTTACCTAAACCGTCTTCTACTGCACGGGAATGTTTAGACCTATTCCTAAGTACAAAACCATTAATCAAACCTTTGCCAAGGGCTTCTATATCTGCGTACAGGTTGTCCCTAGCTAAGTCTCTGTGGGCTTGCGGGTTAGTGGACTTCTCTCGTATGTCTGATGATTTCATTCTACCACCACCAGCACCACTAGGCTTAATGGAAAAGGACTCTATATATGCACCAGAGTAAACAGGGGATATGTCTTGTCTTACAACAGTGTCAGCTATCTGTTTAGCCTTAGCTTTAACTTGCCTAGAAGCAGCCTTGTTAATCTTTTCTTCTATAGACTTGAAGGTTGCTTGGGTAGCTGCTGGGAGTCTAGCCATTATTCCCTCACATCACAGATGTAACATATTGCAATACCATTAGAGAAGATAGTAACAACAGAAAGAACATTAACTGTGTCTCCATTGCCTGTTATCTGATCCTCATCATCTGGCACTACAGCTAGGCTAGAAGCGGAAATAAGGCACTTACGAGTACCCCTTCGTATCTCATCAATGTTACCAGCTATACCATTATCATAGTTGTAGAAGTAACCAGTAAAGGAGTAGTTAGTAGTCGCTGATCCAGTGACAGTACCATTGGCAGGATTATACGTGCCAGAGGTAGTCACCTTATTAAGTGTAAGGGGTTCACCAAACCTATTAACTAAGTTCAGTAAGTCATATGGTCTAAACGACATGTTAACCTACCTTAGTCATACGATGAGTTGTAGTCTTCACCATTATAGCTTGGTGGGTTCTTAAACCTGTCTCTGCGAAAAGAAGGCTTTATACGATCTGTATTTTCTCTCACAGCCTGTACGGAGGTCTTAGAGATACCACCAGCGTAGATGCCTATGTTACCACCAGCAGTCTTAGCTTGGTACTCTAAGGTGTCTGCCAGTGACATATACTGTTTAGCTAGGTCAGAGTAGTCAGCACTTAAAGCACCGTCTAAAGCTGTTGTTACCTGTCTTGAGTACTTAGAGGCAATAGTCCTAGCTGACCAACTAGCAGTATGATAAATAGAGTTACCGTTCTGGCCTAAACCAAAGGTTACTTCTTCATCTTGTAGCTGTTGGTCAGCAGTGTCAGTATCACCTACTAGGAGCCTAACAGAGTTAAGACGTTGGGCTGCATCTGCCGTTCCAAGATTTGTTGGGTCATATGTCCACCCCATCGTCTACTCCTCAGTCTTCTAATATACCGTCTCTTATTTCAAAGAACTTATCTTCGATCCATCTGTTGTTTCGAAGGTAACTTCTCAGTAGTGCGCGTTGTTTAGCATCTATCTTAGACTGCTTAACTTTCTTTTCGGTGTACTCTGTATTACTGTTAGTGTTAGCTTTTACTTCTGCGTTAAGAAGTCCTATCAGCTTGTCTAGTTGTGGGCCAGCTAGTTCACTTAGCCTATCTCCAACTTTAGCTTGTTTCTCTAATTCTCTATTGTGGTGGATAAAGCCTTGAACATACAAACTAGCTACAGCATCTGATCCTATGCCACGATTTAACCAGTTATAGTGGTCTTGGGTTTCCCACTGTTTACCGTCTGAGGTAAATGGTCTCTTTACGAAAACAGGCCAGTCTATCTGCCAGCCAAGGTATGAAGGGTGCATTGTCGGGGTATCCTATATAGTGTAAGGCAGGGGACACCTAAGCCCCCCACCAAGGTACATTTATTGTACGATGTCTTTAAAGAAGTAGCCCAAGTCTGCGCCAACAACTTTCATGTCGTAAGACATTTTAACTTGGATATGTTCAGCGATTTGCTGACGCTTCAGTGCATCATCCGAGAAGGATTCAACAGTGATACCCAAGTTGTTTGCACCAGGAATGTTGTTCCAAGCGAATGTCATACCAGCAGCAGGGGTCATCAGACCAGCACTTGAAGGTGTGTGACACAACAGAGCATGTTTACCACCGATAAAGGCGTTGGCTTCAGCAGCACCCTCAACAGCAGTGTTATTGACAGCTTCCATGACGAAGAAGTTCTCTACTTCAAAGATTTCAGCCAACTTAGCGTCTGTAATCAACGCTGGGTTAGTTACGGTAGAACCACCATTCAAACGTGCCAGAATGTCTGGGTGATTGATGAGTTCGTCCCGTGTTACCTTACCAACAACCATAGTGTTTGGCTTGTAGCCGCCCGACTTGAGTTGCATTGCACGACGAGCATCAGTTACGTCAGTGATAGGTGTTGAGTTGGTGTAGTCGTTCCAGTATACAGGAGTTCCTACGCCAGAAGCTGCACCAGCGACCTCAGTACCCCAAACTCCAGTGCTGAAGAATGTTGTAGCAAAGTTCTCTTCGCGGTGGATCATCAGGCGCATTGCCAGAGTTTCAGCACCAGCAGAACGGATGTTCAGCACTTCGTCTTCGTTAGCGATAGTCTGCTCATCGAAGTCCATTCCAAGTCCGTATACATCAGCGAAGTAGCTGCTGTTGGAGATGGTCATGCCGATACGGTTAACCTCAGTACGTGGCGCAAGTTTCTTTACGTCACCAGTGCGGTTCATGTTGGCACGGTCATAGATGTAGTACTTGTCAGACTGACGAGCAACACCTACTGTTGGGAATACCTTGTCAGCGACAAAGTTGGTTTGTGATTGTGCATACGCCAGTGTCAAGTTAGACAGAGGGGTGTCGATATGCACCTGTGATGGAGTCAATAGTGGCATAATAGTTATTCCTTATTCTATGCTAACTTAAGCAGCAGCGTTGCCGCCTTGGATGAGTTCGATAGCAATGATCTGGCTAGTAACACCAGCTTCAGTTGCATAACCCATGATGATGTCGGTAGAAGCGGCGTCTACAGCTAGACCAGCAGCATCAATTCCAACAGCACCACCAGCAGTAACAGTACCACCACACTTAACCATAGTCTTACCTGTGACTACGACAGTTGCAGCGTTATCTTCCAGTGCGCCTACGAGACATACACCAAAGGCTTGTTCGCCATTACCAGCCGCAACCGCTTCAGCAGCGGAATCTAGTTTAACGAAAGTAAATTGAGCAGCAGAAAGGTCTGCCCCTGCGATTACAGTACGGGTATCCCGTGATTGCATAACAGCCATGTTTATTCCCCTTTATAGGATTTAGTGATTAGAGCCTTGCCTTCATCGGTCTTAGCTATAGCAGCATAAGCCAAAGCATGTTCGCTCTTTTTCATTTTGTTGGTGTCCATGTAGGACTTTACGAGTGCGTCAAGTTTGTCAGCGGCAGTCGAAAACTCACCGTCAGCATCAGATTTACCCAGTTCAGTCATGCTTTCGTCAAATACCTTATCGGCAGCTTTGAGTGCTTGCATTACTGTTTCTTCAGCTTCAAACTTGCTAACCAATGCTTTGGCTACTTCAAGGTCGAAGTGTGGAAGTTCTGCTTCTGCTTTCTTAACCAAGATAGCGTCTGCTTTAGCAACTTCTGCTTCTTCCAGTGCCTTAAGAATAGGCGCAGGGATGTCAGCTTTGTTGATTTGTTCGTCACCGTAAGTCACAAACTCAGGCTCAACCATTTTCTCAATGACGTCTGCCTTAACGATGTAACCAGCTTCTTCTAGGGCTTTGCTAAGGCGTTCAGCCTCTGCTTTAACTAGGTCTAGTTCCGCTTTAATGGTGTCTACCTCATCCAATGGACCTTGGTATTCTTTTTTCATGTCCATGTTATACATTTTCATGGCTTCATCCTCGGACATACCTTTGTCCATATAAGGCTTCAGCTTTGCTTTCATGTCATCAGACATTTTTTCTACTTCGTTCTCCATAGTTTCTCCCTCGGAGTTGTCCCGCTTATATAGAGAGACCATTGCTTGTGCGTTAGCTGGACGATCAACCAAGGACAGTTCCTCTAACTCAAGCTGTTTAAGTAAATTAGGCATCATAAGATTCCTTGGTTGCACGACCACCTATTGAGAAGGCCGCAAGTTCACCAGATTTGACCCTAGCCCAAACGTCATCATTGTAGACTTTAAACGCTACAATCCAACCTTCTCGGTCACTCTGGATGCCAAGGGATTCACCAATCTCTTTAGTGATAGGCATTGAGTGGATAACCGCCCCAATCTGATCCCCTTTGTGCATTTCTTTACCAACACGTATATGTTCCATGAAGTTGTTCACGGCTTTAACAAGTGTGTCTGGTTCAATAATATCTCCTTGGCGATCAATAACAGGTTCGCCTTTTTCGGTAACGACTGATGCCCAACCATAAACGAGACGCTGTTCTTCGTCGGCTTTGAGTATCTGTCCTTCAATGTTTGTTTTTGTAAGTTCTGACACCGAGGCTCCTCCCTCCCACATTCTACAGGACCAGTATCCTGCCGTTGTTTTGTCCTTCTTTGTGTCGCACGAATGTCTTGAACGGAAGTTGGCCCTAGCTTTTGGGTTGTCCCTCCGTATCTCCATGTTGGGGTCTCCGAAAGCCACACGCTTAATCTTTCCTCCGCTTTGTACGAACACTTCAAACTTCTTATTGCCGCCTTTAATACGACGAGGTTTGTTTAAGGTGACTTTCTCGCCTTGATACTCAGCCTTGGCGAAGTCTTCCTTCATAATCTCTTGTATAACTACTCTGAGAGCCTCTAAGCGGTCCTGTGAGGGTGCCTCTTCAGTTTCCTTGTCGTAGTATGCCATATAAGCCTCATGGCTCTCACCGGGCATATAATGGGCCTGTCCTTGTGCATCAGGGTGGGCATGTGTGCTACCGTTCATGCCTAAATCCATACTTCTCACTCTGGCTTCAGCCTCAGTGGAAAATACATCGTTAGCTAACTGGCCTTTGTTAATGTTCATTATACATTCCCTGTTGGGTCATTCTTAATTAAGATTAAATCAAAGTTGGCTGTAACACGGGTGTTGTTAGTCTCTACGTCCGCCGATCTAAGGTCTAAGTCCGACTTCTCTAAAAACTTAAGGGGGACAGAAAACATATAGTTGTATTGCGACTCATACACCTCAGCCATGTGTTTAATCTTAAAACTTTCCCCTTGTTCCCTAGAGTAAAGTCTCACTTGAGCGTCTTTATTCTTCTGTACAGCAAGACCTAAACTAACAAGGTAAGCAGTGTGGCCTACGGGAACTGTGTAGACACACATTAAGGTCTGGGAGTAATCTACGTCAATGTTAGCAACAACAGTCCCACCAGAAGAACCAGCATGAGCCGTGATAACACCTTCATTTGAACCCGTGTGGTTATATATCATACGGTAGACACGCCTAAACGTGCTGGTGGTTGCAACTGGTGTAGTACCTAACATAACAACTATCTCAGATGCTTCATTCCAGTCTTCGTCAAGACCTATAATCTCCAACTGGCTTGTGTCGTTGTTGTCTGCTGACTTTACATGTATGATCTCAGGATTGTCTAATGCAGACCAAGGGTATAGTCCTCCATTAGTCCAGATTGTCTCTGGAACAGTCCCAGCGTCTAAGTCAAAATTAGCACCAAACTTGTGAACAGCAGAGTAACCATTAGATTCACCCTTAGCTATAGCTAAGTAATCATGCTCATAAAGGTGCCTAGTCCAAGTTGGCATTACACGCTCCTACAGCGAAGTATGACTGCACGTTGGATAGTGGTTGCTATGCTTGTGGTAATAGTGCAGACAAAGGTATAGTCCCTTTTAATTATCCCACCGCCTATATAAATAATTGCGACATTTCCAGACAAGGCTTGTTGTATGTTCTGTATGCTGTCAACTATGGCACCACCAGTAGCAGTGGTTAAGTCGTGACCAGCAACTAAGGTAGTCTCGGCAGGGTTAACATTAGACCTTACAGACCAGACTACTGTACTAATGGTAAACCCAGAAACAATATCAGACCAATCAATACTGTAGTCTAGCAGTTCGTCTGGGTCTTTGTTGGGCCAAACTAGGCTCATATCGTATCCTTCTATGCCGCTAAATTTTTTGATGGTTTGGGAGGTCTAATGTTCCTTGGGCTACTAAACGTAGGTCTTGCAGTTCTGTTAGCAGGAAATCCACCGTGGACCTGTCTAAGTACATTGTACAAGTGCTTAATGGCCTCAAAGTCAAACTTGAATCCCGTAACAGTAAGGTCAGGACCAAACTGAACATCAATCCCAAACCCTGATACTAGCTTAACAGCCCCTACTCCCACCGCACCTATGGTGACAGTAGCAAAACCAGCAGTTGTTATTCGGGCAAGTGCTGGTACGCCAGCTATGCCTACACTAGCTACAAACTCTAGGCCATCAGGGAAGAGGTTAGCATCAACCGTAAAGGTAATCTCACCTGCTGCTCCTGTAAACTCGACACCAGAAGACGGTGCAGTGTTAGCGTTAGCAGCAAAAGTTATGTTGCCTAATCCAAGGGTGGTAAGCCTACTTGTACATACAGCATTAGAGGTGGCTAGAGTTTCGATACTTCCCAGACTTGGAGTTAGAAGTATGCTGTCAGAGGGGTATATAATTTCTGTAGGTTGGGCCTCTATACCAGAAAGATTTAAACCTAAAGTGACAACTTGAGAATCGACAGCTAAGGTATTTAAAGACTTAAGGGTAGGAGTACCTAAAGTTAAGGTGGTATCGAAGCCATCTACAGGTTGGTCAACACCTATGGGACCATCTAAGACACCAAGAGATATTGCAAAGTCAAAGTCTGTCTGTGTAGGTCCAGCAGTAGGTGAACGAGAGGCGTAAGGGTATATTACATCATTAGCAGGCTGATTAGGCTCCGCTATAATTTCTACCCTAGACGTACTCAAGTACCATTGAGGGTCAGGTAGTCCTGCGGTTAGATCAAAGCCTACCTTAAAGGGTGTAAGGTCTTGTTCCTCTACAGGTATGTCTGGGTCTGTTGGTGGGGTAATGATTTCTTTATATACAGAAGCAGTAACATTAGCTTTTATACCTAAGTTAGTACCAACAGTAACTGGAAGGGCAGGAAGTTCCTTGCTTATATTAACTTTAATTACCCCTAAAGATGAGGTAACTAAAAGCGTATGCTCTTGGGAAACAGGAGTACCATCAGGGAAATTAGCAGTAGTGACTTGAGGCTGTAATCGAAAGCCGTAAGCAGTATAAGCGGAACCCTGAAAAGGGTGGTCTTTAGTACGTACAAAAGTGTTAGTGCTTAAAGTGCCAAGGTCAAAACCTTTGTCTGTGTCGTACTTTTGTAAGAGGTAGTGCTTGCTTTCGTTAGGCCACTGTACCTCACCAACTTGTCCGTTGATAAGGCTGTAAAAGTATGTAACAGTGTCAGTCGTATCAAAAGTGTTTATTGTGCGAACTTGTCCAACAATTGCATTAAACAAGGTAGGGTCATTAGCAGGAAAAACTAAGGTGGTTAAGAGTGGATCACCAAGAGTGCTGATAGTTGCAGCATTGTTAACAATGGACTCAGAGGGCAAGTGGTTTAGGTTTACCGTGACAGGGTAGGAGTTACTAGCATCATAACCAAGAGCAGCTTCATAGGTAGCTGGGTAGGTGTAGTCACCGTTAACCAAAGGAACCCATGAGGACTGAGACACTATCGGGTCAGAGGTTAACTCAGAGGTTATCTTAGTTTGTACAGAAAGAGCTTTGTCACCAGCTACCGATTCATCCCAAATGGGACCACTTGTTGTATTGTCTTTGTCTGGGCCAGTCTCAAATATCTGAGGCCGCATACCCAAGATAAAAGCGTTTGTCCAAGTGTAAAAGTTGCGCTCATTCCTGCGTACAACTCCAACACCGTCATTATTAGGGTCATCGAAGAAAACAGTTTCAGGCTTTCTTACGGCTTGATCAGATATAGTGGCGTCAGTAGATAGGGAGATAACTCCTAAAGTTACAGAAGCCTGAACCCCTGTTACATCTGCTAATATCACTTCTCTGACAACAGCAGAACCACCTATAGAGGCTCCAGCAAGGGGGTAAAAACCTAGCATCTATCTATCGCCTCAAACACTATACTGGTGAACTTTATCGTCTGTGCCACTTACGACAAACATTTTAGAACCATCTGTACTAAAAGTTATAGACTGAGGGTCGTGACTGGAAGCGTAAGTAGCAACTTGTGATGCCGTACTTATGTCAAACACGATAGTCAAATCCCATTCGTAGACCATATTCCTGTAGTTGTCACACGTATACATTTTAGAGCCAGTTTTGTTCCAAGCGATACCGTATGGGTAAAGGCTTGTTGGCGATGCTGCAGACGCAAGATTTATAAATACACCGTTGTACTGCTGAGTAGTTACATCAAAATTTGTAGACAGGTCAATCTGAAACAGCTTATCGGTGCTGTAGCCACAGACATACATACGATCCCCAGTTGCGCTAAAACGAATATCGCTGGGAGAGCTTACGAGACCAGCTACAGCAGCGTAGTTGTTGTTATAAACTGCCGTGGTTACATCGAACCCAGTACTTAAGTCGTATTCAAAGACTCTCTTATTCTGACGGCCTATCATGTACATTTTTGTGCCATCTGTATTAAAGTCAAAACCGCTGGGGAGGCCGTCTTGCGATCCGATATAAAAATATGGTGTAGCGCCTGCGCCAGAGGCGACATAAGGGGCTGCCGTGCTTACATCAAACGGTGAACTTAGAGAGAACTGATATACGTTATCGGTCGAGTACCCAAGGCAGTACATTTTTGTGCCATTTGTATTAAAACGGACACAGAAAACACTTGATTCTGGTGGGTTGAAGATGAAACTTTTGCTGTCATAGATTGCGTTAGAAATATCAGGGTTACTATAAAAAGAGAGTATATATAGTGTAGACCTAGCATTGGAGTGAATACCGTCTGATGCCCTGTATCTTAAAGTGAACTCACCCTCGTCTGACACTGATGTAGAAGGTGTAATGGTAAACACCCCTGCCGTGTTAGAGATAGTTGCCTGTGCGGGATTTGCTGGGCTAGTGTCAAACGTGTATTCAATCGGAAACCCTTCTGGATCACTTGCCACAACAGTTTGAACAGTTGCAGTACCCGCTGTGGACAGAGTTTGAGGCTCAGTTGGTGGTGGAGTATCCCAGTCAGGTGTTGCATTTGTGTCGGTGTAAAACCTGTCCCACTCAGTGCCGTCATAGATGTATAACGACTTAGTATCCTGTACCCAAGCTAGGTCTGTTTCGTTAGGAGACGCAGGGAGACCTGCATAGTTACCTACGCTTGTAATGCCGCCAGAAGGCGTGGCGGGAACCCAAGAACTTGTGCCTGAGTCGTAAGATAAGTTTTGACCACCAGCGGGTGTGGCAGAGGACACATTATCTAAGTCAGATAAGACCTGAACAATGTCCTCTGAAAGCATGGTAAGAAAGCATACCGCACCACCACCTACGTTTATAGCTGAGTTGTCACTCTGGGAGGAAGAACTAGGAGACCTAGACATAGTGTAAGTTCCACCAGACAGTCCTATAGTGCCAGTTCCTACCTCGTAGTTAGTCCCACTTTCAATCGTATATCTTACAACGTCAGAATCTACAACAGAGGCGTCAGAAAGACTCTGGAAGCCAGCGACAACAGAGCCAAAGGTTACTGTACCAGTACCTGTAGTGGTCAAATTAAGTTTAACTCTGTTGACGAACTTTACCATTCTTAGGCATCCTTAGATTAGGCTAGACGTAGAATACTTGTAGTGGCACCGGGCGCCGGGAACTGGATAGTAAAGTCACCAGCAGTAGCACTAACTGTACCGCCAAAATTAAACACTGCGATAACATTAGATGCACTATCAGCATTTGGATTATAAAGGATACAACCATCAGCCTGAACAGTCACGGTTGAAAATACTGCATCAACAAAGTCCATAACGGCAGTTGTACCATCCATCTGAGGGTATCCAGAGGAGATAGCTGCCTCTGCGCCTGTGGAGATGGTATCAAAAACTCCAGTGTAACCAACACCAGACGGGTGGTCGCTGTTAGTATCAAGTTCTGAGTAGGCTAATGTTGCGGCACCGTAAGTACCAGTTGGATTTTCTTTAATCAGGGCTACACGAAATGTATCATTATCAAAGTCGTGATTACCTTTAAGCAACTCTAGTTTAAAAGCATCGCTCAGTGCTGTGACTGGTGCTGGCATTATGTATTTTCCTTGTTATCTTCTTCTGCCTCATCGGACAGGTCAGTTTCAGTTGAGACCTCTGTAATAGGGTCATAGTTCAGTTCAGCTATATCCATAAGGTCTTGTATGACCTCTGGATGATCACTGACGTTAATGTCTGCACCGTTAAGGTTACGAAGGAATGCTGCAATCTCACGTAGGTCGTGTGGGGCAACATCACCAGCCTTGATACAGGGCATAAGATCGTAGTTAAGTCCGTTAAGCTGCCATAGGCGTTCCACTAGCTGTTTATTGAGCACATCAACAATAGCTTGGATGTAGCTTTCTAATGCACGTAGGAACAGGTCAGTCTTACTTTTAGAGAGTGCATATGATCCATTGTTACCCCCACCGAGCATAAGAAACTCAGAAAGTACAGAACGGGCAATGTCATGTTGGTAACGCCTAACAATGGGGTCAATATCTACATTACGATTGCCATTGCTACTCATTAGTTCAATGTCTACAAGTCTAATGTTTGTAGGAGAACCATCCTTATCAGGGTAAGTATCACTAGGTGTTATAATATAACCTTGTTCATTAAACTTAACGTCACGAAGGATTTGTTGTAGGTTGCCTACGAAGCCACTCTGTGCCGCACTTGCGTCAGAAGACAAATACTCAGAGGGAATACGAGCAATAGGAATACCAGCTAGTTCACGCTCAACAGCTATAGCCTCTATGCTCTGTAGGTTATTTAGGTAAACATACGAGGAATAAGCATTGCGGAGGATAGAGCGGCCACTAGGATCACCATTAAGAACAGTAGTACGATAGTAAAGGCTCTTAGTAGTGGGAATATAATGCTTTCCTGATCCATAACCTACGTCCTGATAGATGCCTAAGACATCACCGCTTTTATCTTCTACATCAAACCTAGAGACTGTCCAAGGCGCACGACAAGCAATCTTACGTACACCCAAGCGTCCATCAGTGTACTTACTGTTTTTCTTAGGCGATCTCTGAGTAGGGCCAACTCTCCGCTTATAAACAACTTCAAACCACGCAAAACCATACGACAACGACGATAAAGATTCTGCAATGTGATCGTCAAGACTGTGATCCATATCATCAAAGATACTTTCCACAAAGTCAGCTTCACGTTTAGCTTCCTCAGTATCATTGGCTGGTTCCACTTTAAGTTTGACATCTCTAAGTACTTGTTCAGCAGCATACATAACCGCACCAATAGTACTGTCATTATCCCGCATCTCCCGATACTTGCGAATAGCGTTCTTACCGCGTAGTTCAGGGATAAACTCATCTGCACGTATTTGTCCAGTACGAGTGTTATCACCAGCTACACCAAGAATACTCTTAGCTGCACCTTCCGATAGTTTCTTTGTAGCCATATTAAATTAGCCCTTTGGCACTAGAGTACGCTAGTTTAAGTTGTGGCTTTGCGTAACCATTAAGACTTAGATCAGTGATAGCCCATACTAGAGCATCTAACCTGTCAGGAGACCCAATAGAACCCAGAGGTTCCCACTGTACCATCTGATCCTCTAAGTCGTTCAATCCTCTTACATGCTTAACTCTGTTTTGTTCATATAATGCTGAAACTGGTTCTGCCCTAGCCATCTTACCCCTTGAGGCATGTACTAACCTTACAGGCAGTGTTTCATCTTCTGTATGCAGTGTATGTCTTACCATATCACCACCTTGGTTTCTCTCAGCTACAATCCTGTCAGCTAGATGCTCATGGTAGAGTTCTACAGCCTTAGATGCCCACTGTTGAGGTGTATAACGACCAGTATGATCCTCTAACACATAAGCTGTACCGTTTACGTCTACACCAGCTACAACAATACCTGTCATGTCACTTTCAGCATTAGAGGTAATAGCCGGGTCAATAGCGACAACAATACGATTAAGTGTAGGAACCTGATCTTTCTCTATCTCACACTTAGCTAGTAACGACCTATTCCATAACGCACCAGATGCCTCATCAAGTACTTCAGCATATAGTTCCTGTCTACCTAATCTAGTTCCCTCGTAAGTCTTACGTACAGCATCAAGGAAGGTATCAGCTAAGTTAGCACTGTTATCGTATGTGCTTCCTGTTGTGACATGTGTCTTTTCATCGTCTAAGATGGTTCTCAGTAACTTAGTAGTCTTAGGTGTAGTTGTAATAAACGATACTGGGTGTCTACCTAATCTTAATCCAAACTGTGCCATGTCCCAAGTCTCTTGAGCGTTTCTCCATGCACAAAGTTCATCTGCCCACATTGAGTATGCTTGTGGCCCACGAAGTCTCTCAGGGTCCTCTGCTGAAAAGAATACAGCCTTAGAGCCATTAGCCCAAGTCATTGTACTGTTAGTGGGAGACCAAACTGGAAAACCTAGTTCCTTGCCCCTGTATGTCTTATCGCCCTTGTGACAGACATTCATTAGTCCAGAGTCGCCTTCAACCATAACTCTACGAACATCACCCTTAGTTGGTGCAACACAGTGAACGATACGATCATTCTTCATAATCCTGTGTCGTACCCACTCAGCACCAGCCCTCGTCTTACCCCAACCACGACCAGCTAAAGCTACCCAGACATTCCACTTACCATCAGGTTCTAACTGATCAGGTCTAGCCCAGAACTTCCAATCGTACTTAAGTTCTTCAGCTTGCTCCGGGGAGAGGGACGACAAAACATCAGCTACCTGATCTGAGGGTAACTTCCTTAAGTCCTCAGCCGTTATCCTCATGTTCATCGTCATCAAGGTTATTCTTTCCTAGTCGGGTCATAATCTCTTCTACAGCGGAGCGGTCTTCCTCTTCTTCACTACCAACTTCCCGTTCCTCAACAGTGTTAGTAGGAGACCAACCTCCCTTACTTCTTAAGTACAACTCAGCAGCCTTAAAGTCACCAGCTAACGCTTGCTCAACGACAACATTACCAATAGCTGATGTAGTATCGAACTTCACCTCCGCTATGTCCCCACCATACAACTTATAAAAAGTAGATGTACTAGATGGAGCATGAGAATACTTCTGGATAGATGCCATAATATCTTTAACTGACACACCACTACTGATGCCCTTACGGACATGCTTACCTATAATAGCACTATATGGTAGTTTCTCTGCCATGAACTCTGAGCATCCTTCAGTTCCGTACATGTCCCTAATCCTTAAGAGACAACAAATAATAAAATAACAATAGTAAGTATCGTTTCACAAGCGTAGCGAGTGCTACTATAAACTCCCTCAATCATCGGCATGGCCTCATCCTGTAATTACTTGGCAGTGTTCGTCATGGTTGACTAAGGGAGAAAGACTTTAAAACAGAAGTATAGTTTGTACCTAGTACTCATGTAACTACTAATGTATAGCTGCTGTCTATAAACTATAATAGTAATAACCATAATAGTATAATACTATATAGTCTCTT